TCAACAAATGCATCAGGAGCAGAAGGATCTGCTACAATATCAGCAGCAGTTGCAAGCATAAAGTCATCTGCGACGACATTGCAACCTTCTTTTTTAACTAAAGAACCCATGCCTCTAGAAGAAACGCCAAGACTGACGCCTTCAGAAAGAAGGTTCTTTGCAATATTACCCATGGGAGTATCAAGGATTTTTGCTCTACCAATGAAGTTGTTTCCATCTTCCTTGAGAGATTCAATCTTATGTGACACCCTATCAAGATTGATAGAAGGACCATCGGGGTGACCTAATTCGCCAAGGGCACGCCCCTTTTGAATGTAGTTCTCGCTGTATTTAGCAACTTCGCGTTGTAAAGTTGGTAACTTATACATGCGACCATTGCGGTTCTGCAGTTCTGCCTGCAAGAAGATACCTTCGATGAAGTAATTCTTCTTGCCTTCATTCTCTTCACAGAGAAAATTTACTTGAGTAATTTCTTCAGCTATCAGTTTCATTTTCTTCTTCTGGGGTTTCTTCTGTTTGTTCTTCGGCAGATGCCTCAGTGGCGGGAGGTTCATGTGGTTGACGTTCATCAACTTCTACATTTTCCACATCACCTGTATCAGGTAGACTATCTGCAATTTCATCTGCAGAATCCTGAGCAGTATCATCTAATTCGAATCCCATACTTTTTGCAAAATCAATCTTACGCTGTTGGATGGCATCAAAAGATGCAGCACCTAAAGCATCATTAATAGAATCAATTGCGGATGATTTATCATCGCTAAAGATTTGTTTTACAATATTTTGTGAAATTTCGCTAGGCATAATAATGTTCCCACTATATAATATTTAGTCTATTTAAAATTCACCCCTACGGGCATCACTTGGTTCAACTGCGGACTCTTGCTCATTGGGTGCTACTTCTGCTGCTGGTGCTCCTCCACCTTCATTGCCAGCAGCCATAGCGGGATCCATTTCCGCATTAGGATCAGCAATAATACCTGCTTCCATTTCATCAGCGATTTGCTCATCAATCTCCTTAATCTCTACATCGGTTTGTTTTAGAACCTGACGACGAATAAAGTCTACTGAGAAATATTTTCCAACATAAGGATCCATAACATTTACTTGATTCATACGCTCATTACGAATTTCAATCTCTTTAAGTTCTGTAAAGTAATTATCTGCAATGAAATCAAATTGAATATGATTTTTCATCTCATCCCATTCCTCAATAGACATAACGCCTTTGAGAATGAGTTGTGTTTTTAAAAGATCTGTAAAGAGTTCTGAGAAACGCTTGCGAAGACGAGCGATAAATTTCTGGAACTTAACTTCATCACGAGTAATTTCAGCAGCACGACCAATGTTAAATGTCGTTTCTGTTTCTAGACGTGAACCAGGAACATTAAGTGCCTTATAAAGTTTCTTTTGAAAATATTTTACATCTTCAAGTTCGCCAAGATTCTGCCCACCAGGAAGTGTGGAGATTTCAGTACCTCTACCACCTTCGCGTCTAGGCAACCAGAAGTCTTCCATCATGGACATAAACTTCTTGTCGTCTTTAATCTCACCAGTATTTGAATCATAAACCATCTTGTTACGATAGCGACCCATAACTTCGCGAAGATATTGCTCCGCTTTATTCTTAGGAAGATTGCCAACATCAATGTAGAAGATACGACGCTCAGGTGCTCTACTCAAACGATAGATGACCAGAGAATCCTCAATCATTCTCAGTTGGTTGACTGCCTTAATCGCCTTATGCAGGTGACTAAGAGTCATGTTTTTGTTCAGGTCTTGAATACCTGAGTGACAATAAGTGATAGAATCAGTAGTAATCTTCATACCCTGATTAGTCGAGTTCTTCAACCCCTTTGGATTGTATAAGAAATACTCTGCTGATTTTTGTGTGAGTTGAGTGTTGAGATCTACACCACGTAGTTGCTCTGGACGTTTTTGCTCATACTCAGTTACCTTGCGAATCTTGCGAGGATCGATATATCTAAGTTCTGTTAGACCACCATTAGGATCTTTGGGGTCAATTACTTTATGATAAAATAATCTTCCATCAACATACCAACGACGGAAGATTTCATATGAACGATTTTCAAAATCTAAGAGACGAAGAACTTCATCAAATTCCTCTCTCATAAGTTTTTTAATTTTATCCGACACCTTGAGATTAGAAAGTTCTAACTCAACTGGAACATCGTCAAAGTTTCCACAAATAGTCTCATTGACGATATCATCAACTGCACTATCACACTCTGGTTGCATCACCATCTCTCTATATCGAGTGATGAGTTCATAATCATTACGAATTGACCCATCAAAATCGACAGAATATCCGTAGTATCCGCCACCTACAATAGGTTGCGAACCATCCATTTTGTCTTTCTGAACAAAAGAAGGCCCCTTAGGGACCTTCTTCGCTCTTTCAAGTGAAAATCCGAAGAGCTGTGACATTATAATCTTAAGTTAACTGATCCTGATCTATTTATCAGGTATCGGCATCCTTATCTTTCTTGGAATCTAAAGGAGTCCAGTATTGAACTTGGAGTTCAACTGTAAACTCTTCAATAGAATCGTTGTTACCGAAATCAAGATCGATAGCAGCAATATTACTGGGGAATACATTGTAGAATTTGTAGGACTTAAGAACTTTGGGTTTCTTGCCACTCTTCAAATCGCGTGCTAATTGATGAACTTTCATATCAGCAAAGTAACCGCTACTGTCGTCACGATTTCCAAGACCACCAGCAGAAGTAAAGTTTTCGTTGTATGCCTGAATACTAGAAGACCAGAGTTCAAATGCGCTGCGAAGAATAAACTTGCTGTCGTTTTGAATTGTAATCGTCCAAGGTTCGAAAGTTCTATCTCCTGCAATCTTCAGGACTCTTCCTCTAAAAGGAACTTCAATAACACCAATCTGTGAAGAAGGAAGATTTGCTGCACGAACAGTAAACTTACCTAGTTTAACAGCGTCAGCATTGTCAATGATTCCTGAGGGGAAAGCGATATCTACTTGGAATAAATTGGGTCTTGCAAAATCAGATGTGACATTTGCTTTAAAAGCGTCAATTGTTCCTCTTACTGCCATGAGTTAATACCTGTACTCGTCACATATATTTAGACTAATTGATATTTTCAGACAAAAAAAGAGACCCCGTAGGGTCTCAGAAGAATGTTAATATCTAATCAATTAGCGACTTCAGTAAACGAAACACCAGTTCTTGTTGCGGTGAATGTCAGTGAAATGTAGTTGATAGTACGTGTTGGTTTTACATAGATTTCTGCATAAAACTCACCACGATCAACAGATTCAGGTGGGTTGTTGTCGCTATCACACTTGACCAAGAAGTCAGTTACACCACGACGACCTTGAACTTCACGCATGTAAGGTTCAACGATGTTCACAAACAAGGAACGTTGTGCCTCGTCATTCTGTTCAAACAGTTGTGCCTTAGCAGCGCCACCAATAACACGTTCGATAGTCAAGAACAAACGGCGAACGTTGATACGATCAAATGCTGATGCAAAAGATTGTGCAGTCTTATCACCATAAAGGACTACGCCTTGACCAGGGAAAGAAACAATTGGATTGACACGAGCAGAGTACAAACGATCACGTTGAAGTTTGTTAGGAGTATATGCAAGTTTGATTGCATTTCTTAATGTACCACGTTGGAAACCAGCAGGAGAGAACCAAGGTTCTGCAACCTCAGTTGTCTGTAGGCAAAGTCCAGCAACGTCACCGTTACAAGGGACATAGCGATAGACATCATTGTACTTATCATAGATGTACTTATAACCAGAATCAAAAACAATGTAAGAACTTGATGGCAGTTTATCAAAGAATGAAATAATATTATCTGTTGCCGCTGATGCGTTAGCAACACCAATTACATTGGCACGACGAGGAGATACAAACAAGATGCAGTCACGGCGCTCATCAACAATGTTTGCCAAAGATGTGACCTTAGCTAGTGCTGCTGAATCATCAGGACCAGAAGGACCAGTCAGGAAGAAGTCAACAGTTTGGGACTCAGGATCAGACAGCAGTTCGTATGCAGTTGCAACATCAATATTGCTAATTGTGTAATTACCACCACCAACTGCGTAGTCAGCACCACTCTCAAGACGATAGTAGAAAGTAGCGTTGTTAATAGAACCTACAGTTGTACGACCTTCAGGATATGAAACCGAACCAGCAGATGAACGGAGTAAGTTGAACTGACGTGCGTTAGCACTTAATCCCCAGTTACCAGCAGCAGCAGAAGCGGTAGCAGCAAAGACACCAGTCTCGTGCTCACCCCAGAAGATGTACTCGGAGCGTTGCTTAATTACATTAGTATAGAAGTTAGTCTCACCAACAGAAGTTTTAGCATCCGATGCCTTAGAAACACCAGTGAAACGCTCAAGCAGAGCACCAGTTGTTCCAGTAATTGCGCCATCGATGTCAACAACGACAATATGCAGTTCATCACGGAATCCACCTGCATTCAGGGCATACAGTGAAGTACCAGGACGAGGAGCAACGTTTACCCATTTTACACCAGGAAGATACTCACGCTCATCATATTCGTTACGGACACTAGTGACTGCAATTGCAGTGGAGTTGGTATCAGCAACACTATCAGCAGCGGCGAATGCAATGCTACCTTTATCTAAACCAACGTATAGACGACGCTCAATGGTTGTATTGATGGCAGCAGTATTAGCTCCTTGAGTAATTACTTGACCATCAGCAAGAATACCAGTGACACCACCACCAGGAAGAGCAATTTCAAGTTTGTTGTTAGAAGGATCCCAAGCGAGAACTGTAACAGTTTCATCAGAACCAGAAATGGCAACAGTTGTAGTTGTACCAGGAGTAAAGTCGCCAACAACAGTGTCTACAGTAAGAACAATGCTATACTTATAAACTTTACCAGAGGCACCTGATGCTGCAACAACTGCTTCATCTGCAACAAACTCATGCTCGTTACCCGAACCAGGAGCAGGGAGAACCGCAATCTGGTCAGCACCAGCATCAGTCATGAAGATGCCAATGGAGTTACCTTTTGTTCCAGGAGTTTGTGCTGCCCACTGGAAACCGTTATTTGCAGACTCGTAATTTGTCTCGTAGTCATCGAGATTCTTAATTAGAGGAGCAGTGCCTGTGTTAACAGCGTTCTTAAGGTTGGTTGAAGAAACGCGAACAGTTTTTAGGACACCACCATAACCCAAGAACTGAGAAGCAGTATACCAATACTCATAGTTATTTTCGTTTGGTTTGCCAAAAACTTCAGCAAGTTGTCTCTCTGAAGAAATATTTTTGATTTCTTCTACTGGACCCTGCTCAAAAGGTGCTGCAAGTACGCCAACATTTGCAGTTGATAGTGAGGTGATAGTCGTCAGGTCTCTTTCCTGAATGACTACACCTGGCGATGATTGATTGACTGCCATTGTTTAAGTCTCCTTGTAATTCCAACATCGGGTTGTCTAAGATTATTTATATTTTTGAAAACTCACTGGAACTCCCACATGTACGATCTATCACCATATTCCGCGATCTCCCACCGCTCTCCCTGAGCATCAATAATATGATCATCATCCAATCCATCTGACATAAATCCAAATGGTGCCATATCTTGTTCGATATTTTCTCTTTGGTCATCATAGATGCGTTGTCTCACATCATTATCGTGCATCTGTTTAAAGTATTCTTGCATTGCCATCCAAGCAAATATAACCAAACACATAGCAAGGTCATCATTACATCCATCTTCCGCAGCAAATGATTGACCCTTTACAATGAATGTAGTGAGTTCTGCAATTGTATCGTAGTCTGGAATGATAAGTTTATCCTCTTCAATCAATGCCTTTAGGTTAGAACACCCAACCTGTTTTACAGCAGTGGACATCTTGACACCTAGTTGTGTCTTCTTACCAGAGAATCCTTGACCGAGTTGTTGTCCTGCGCGACCTCGCATTGCTACCATCAAAAGATTCTCATACTCTAAATCAAATTGAATAATATCTGCAACCTGTCCGCCAATATCATTTACCTCACATAAAATATATGCATGGTTATAATTTCTTGCAACATCTACAATAACATTGGGGAAGATAATAGGTTTAATCTCATTGTTTTTATACTTAGCAACCATTTCGTATGGCACTGTAGTAGTATCCATAACACAGAATGCTGAATAATCTTGACTTGTACCACGGGCAACATCAACCGTTACGATATAATTATGTTCGGGTACAACTTGTTTATAGACGGCAAGACCTTTATTTTGTGCAATGGGATCCGCATACGGCATCGTCCTCAACTTACTTGGGGCAATCAATGTATCAACAGAACCAAGGAACTCACATTCAAACTCAACCTTGAATTGGGATTCTGAGGTGTTCTTAATAGTCTGTTCTTTCCATGCAGCATCCCTACCAGGAACAGCAGACCAATGAACTTCTGTTGGTATGTATTCATTCTTACCAAGTTCGGAATCATGCCATAACTTGTAAAACATATTCATCCCGTGTGGCGTGGAGATGATAATTACCTTTGTGCTTTTACCAGAAGATATAGTAGGATAGACAGATGAAAAGAACTGATCAGCAATGTGGTTCGGAACAAACGCGAATTCGTCCAGAAAAATGACATTAAAAGACATGCCCCTGACGGCACTAGAGCTAGTAGAGGCAGCCATGATTTTGCTGCCATTCTCCAGTTCCAGACTGCCCCTGTTCCATTGGAGGATACCTTGCTGGAGCCATTTGGGGAGGTTTTCATAACTTAGTTGTAATCTCTGCAGCATCTCACGAGAGGTTGCTGCCTTGTTTGCTAGAATAGCGACATTGACATTCGCATTAAAAAGTACATACCAAAGAAGGTATGAAGTAACGATAGTAGACTTACCAGACTGTCGAGGTAGTTTTGCAATATTAAATCTATTGTCATGAAACTTCCTGGTCATATCGACCTGAAAGTCATACATGTCAAATGGAATTAAACCTTTATCTAGGGAAACAATTTTAATATATGTCTGAATAAAATATACGGGATCATCCGCACACTTAATATACTCCTGAACTTCTTCAGGAGTAAAATTTGTAGCAACATTTGCTTTCTTTAGATTGGGATTACCAAGATACTGTTCAGTCGTACTCATTTACTATTCTTCACAGGCCAAGTCATTTCCATTCCTATTGTAAGCAATATCATGAATCCAAAAACAAATACTCCACTCAACATAATTTATTCCACTAATGTACCATTTGCTCTTCTAATTTCCCTCAATTGCTCAAAATCTTTTTGTTTAGTACCACCATCATATGCCCAAGCATATCCCTCCTCAATCATCAATTCATTGAGGGAAGTCTCTTGATCTCCGATGTAAAGCCATCCAAGTAATCTGCCGTATTTGCCCATTCCACCAACAAGCTCAGTTCTGATAACAAGATCTTCTTCACCAGCAATCGCTGCTTCAAGATGTTTTTTAATCCATTCTGTGGCATGTAATCCTAACTCCTTTTCTTCGAGGTCTCTTGTTCTTTTTTCTGGCGTATCAACGCCTGCAACTCTAACTCTTTCTTTCTTGAATAAATCAAACCCGAGATCAATAGTGACATCAATAGTATCACCATCAAGGACACGATTGATCTCCGTCACTCGGAAGTTGTAGCAGCTCTTTCTGTTTGGTGGTGTCATTGCTCCCATTTTCTAACTCCGCAAATGCTTCTCTTAGTATATAGTAGATACAATAGAATGCCCCTGCGACAGCAAGGAATACCATAAAGATCACTGACCATACTGGGTCATTCGGGTTTTCTAGTGGATGTAATAATAAATTCATTTGTGTCCTTTGCTAAATGGTTCCCAATGTTCCCATCCATAAGTATGGACTGCCCACATTCCTATGATAGGAACAAAGACAAGACACCATGCTAGGAATCCACAACCCCATGGATTGTTTAATACTGTTCCGCAAAATCTGGCAAACTGTAACATCATGATGGGTAAGCGTTTATTAAACTCCAGGATACAAAACCTACGATTGCACCAAATATAATTGTTGCTGATAAACTAGTTTCTGGTTTCATTTCTTTTTTTCCAAAGTTCTAGAAAATACCGATCGATTTGATATAGATCACCTTGAGGTGGTTGCTCTTCAATCTTAGACCATTCATCACAAAGATCTCTCATCTCAATTGTAATATGATCTGGTCGAAACATTCTACCGAATGACGACATGGCAAACGCAAACCGCATTCTAATGCGCTGTTCCATTTCCTGAGTAGGCGTCGGTTTCATAATAGTTATTTTCACCTTTTCGTAACCCGAAATAAATGGTGGCACATACAAAGGGTAGTGATCCGAAAAGTAAGACATTAGCTAACGTCATTGATTTTGTCCTCGTAGATTTTAATTAACTCAATTGCTTGTTTTCTATCACTTCCACAGGGAGCATTTTTTAAACACATAAGAATTAATTCATCATCACTGATAGAGGGTTTGATAGTAAACCCCCACTTATCAACTTCACCTTCTACAGGTGCTTCACATGGATCAAATTCGTGTGGCATTACCTGGTGATAGCGATTGGAAAATTTTAGAACATGCATTTACAGCATGGGTTGCTCCATATACTCCAGAGAAGATATATGAGATACCTAACTTGCTACAATACAGTTCCAGTTCTTGACATTTTGAGATGTCATTGGTGCTGTAATCAATAACAATATCACCCTCTTCAAGTAATGGCAGCAACTGATCAAGTGTGTCTTCTGCTTTTTGCTCGGGACATGTAATCTGAAAGATGCCAGGAATCCTACCAGCACTAGTAAACTTCTTAGCATCAGACTTAACTGCCTGAACAAGATATTCTATTGAGGTCACACACCCACTGATATGTCCTGCTTCATACTGTCCACAGGCATTCTCATAGTTGGTACTACTGTAACCCCAAACTTCAATTCCTTTTTCGATCATACGGCGAGCCATACCTTCACCAGTACGACCCAAACCAATCATTCCTACTTTCATAATTTTACAGTGTAATTTTTAACCATGGTAAAAGAGGAGGTATCACCCCTATTAATCTAAGAAGACCTTCAGCAAATAAAGCAAGGACAACCCAACCAACCAACATAGAAATAATCCCTGCATTGCGGTTGTGGCGTCGGATTGCATCATCAATCATCTCCTGGCATTCTTCTTTTGTTATGTGATCCTTATTCGACATGAACTACGCCAGTCATACCTGCGCCCTGATGAGGACCACAGAAGAAATTATAGTCCCCTGTGTCAGCAAATACAACGTCTTGTGATTCTCCTGGAGCAAACAGTAATGCTTCTCTAGAAAGATCTGGACGTGCCTCAACAATAATATTGTGAGGAGGTAGTGATTCATTAATAAAATGAACCGTATCACCTGCAGAGATTGTGATCTCATTTGGTGAGAATGCTAGGTTGCCGTTAGCACCCATTGATACATCTACTGCCCATGCGGGTAAAGCGATGAAAAATGAAGCAATGAAAGCAATTAGAATTCTCATAAAAAATATGCAACTAAACTATCTATGACTAGACTTTTAGTGCATGTTTTTTAACTGTCAGGCATCGCTGACTTCTTCATTAGACCATCTAATTGACCCTCAACATATCCTCTTCTATACTCCCAAGTTTGACCACCAATTTCGCCCCTCTTGGAGTTAATACACTTATTGTAATCTGGATTTTCCCTACTGATATTGTTGCAAACCAACCCAGCAAGATCTAACTCATTACCCGTCTTTCCAGTGCCAGTCCACATATGCTGCCCATTTAACCAAACAGCACCACACTTCTCACACTCTTTTCTTTCCATAGAAAAAGATGAGACTTCTTTTGGATCAGTCATTGCTGCAGTATCCTCGTGGTATAATTTTACTTATTTATTGTACCATACTGATACAATTTGTCAATTGATTAGCAATTCCACTTTCTTAGTGACTTCGACAGACGGTCATCTCCAGTGTTATTAGATGCTTTCTGTCTCTTTCTCATACCTTTCATTCTAGCGCAGAAGGATGCCCTGCGGGGATTTCCAACCTTTGTGCTTGGTGCTTTGAGGTCAGATCCTGGATTTTCCTTTTCGTAAGACTTTCGTCCTTTTTCATTAAGTCCTCCTTCGGAGTTCTTTCCTGACTTTTTTGTCCAGGCTGCTCCTTCATTTTGAACTTCCTCTGGAACGCAGTTGGGTACTAGTTTGCCACCTTTCTTTTTCATACCGACTTTCTTATATCCCTGCCAACACTTCTCTTGAAAGTC